CCCCACCGATCGGTATTTTTACGGTTCTACCTATGCCAACCCAAAGACCTATTGTGTCTAGCTGGTCTCCAACAGCCACATCCACATCGAACAGAGTCGGAATGGTGTTCAGCGTGTTTATGATGTCTACGAAGGGTTTTGCAGTTTCCTCAACTGTTAAAGAGAATTTTGGCTTGCCTATTGATTCTCCGGCCAAAAGGCTAGTGTAATCTGAAATATCAGCCATGGTTTCCTCAAGAAACAGTGAGCACTACGCTGGATGGCGAGCATGTGGATGCATGATTAAATGACAATGGAACATCTGGTGTTCCAGCTCCAGAAGGTCCTGTAAGAGTTAGCGCTGTAATCTTAAATGTGCTGTATCCTGTTACACTTTTTGCCGCGGTGATCGCTGAATCCCATTCAACACAAGCAGCAGGGCCGCCGCCAATTGCTACATTGTTTATGTAATCTGAAACAGCCTGCTGTATTGCGGCCCCAATCGTTGATGAGTAACCAGAGAGCGCTTTCAGCGATATTGCTACGGTAATTGCACGGTACGTAGGGCGGAAGAAATTAATCGACTGAGGTATCCCGTATGCACTTGTCGCTATTACTGTTGTTGTGCCATATGTTCCGCAACCGGGTCCTTTCTTGTCACAAATAGCCTGCCCGATAGCATTCGCATCGCCACCCTCGACAACAAGCGATATAGAATATGGTGTTACGCCGTTGCTATCATTAGTTCCTGTATTATTTTCATACGTTGCTTGCCGTGTTACGCCTGGAACAGCAAGCACGGCGCCTGTTGTTCCATCAATAACGGTGTTGGATGGCAGGGCCACAGAGTATGTCTGTCTTTGACGTAGTTGGGCGTCGGTCTCTACAGGCGCTCCGATAGACGCTGCACTGGCATTGTTTGCTGATTGCCAACCAAGGGTTGGCGTGGCGATAACGTTGACTGTGTTTGGCAGTGCGTTAACCGCTCCAATCGTCTGGCAGGTAGCCGTTTCTGTTATCGTGCCAGAAGTAGGGATTGTGACTAATGCCGGCAATGACCAAGAAATGTTGTTGATGTCCGAAACAACGCCGTTGTTTATCTGAGTTCCGGCCTGTCCAACGATTACGATGTCTACTGTGGAGTATGATGCGGCGTTGCGACTTATCCCGTTGATTTTTACATTACTCGACAAGCCTGCACCTTGTGCAGTTGCTGGGCTCTGGTTGTTGTACACAGCAATGGCTGCGGCATTACAATCACTGATGCACTGGGCTATTACCGCTATCCATTGGCCGTCTTGGCTATCGTTTCCAAGATAGACATCAGATCCATAGATGGATTGATATTTGTCTTGCAGGTATGAAAGAACATCAGAGAATGAAGGGGCAGAAATGCCAGCGTAGGTTATTTTCACAGTTGGAGTGCTCATTGAATAACCCCGCTTATGGTAGTTGATCCATAAATTGTTTCTACGGTTGCAGAAACGGTAAATGCACGAGTATTTGGATCAACAGAAGAGATGTACTCAAGTATCTGGTTGACTCCAGGAGTTCCTAGAATCCTCTGCTTAATCACCGCATCTCTGACATACTGAGTGTTGTTACCCAGCACACTGGCCCGCCACGCGGTTCCATCCGAGGTATCAACAAAGAAATCACCCAGCGGAAGCTGAAGGCGTGTCCATATAGCTTGGCCAACAGCCTCCGGCTGATCTTTGTAGAAACTGGCCTGACCAAGCCCGAAGACCATGTCTCCGTTCGCATCTGTTTTCCGATTTCTCATTTTGAACAGACATTAAAAAACCGCCTTGCGGCGGTTTAGTTGGGGGAGCCGGTATTTCCACCTCCTGGCTGAACACCACTGTGTGTGTGGGTGCTGTCGATGGCTTTGCCGTTGGAGAGGATTGATCCGGTGAAGTTGACGATGCCGCTGATGACCGCGGCGGCGCCAGAAGAGGCGCTACCAACGAGGCCGGCAAGAAAGGTGAACAGGCCACTGACCGTGACCGTGCCACTAAATGTGCTGGTTGGTGCTGTAACCTCGAGCCCGCCAGGCGCGACAATCTTAACTTTTTGCGTCGTCGGATTGATGTCTATGTACGTACTACCATCCAAACTTCGTAGTTGCATGGATGATGTGCTATATCCGGAGATTTTGTTAGGCTGGCTACGTGGTCCGACTAAGGCGAAACCATCCGACAGATCATGCATGCGCATTTCCATCGGGATCTGCACACCGCCAGACTGCCACCACGCGTCAATGCAGCGGCTACTGAATACCACCAGGCATTCGTCGTTTGCCGAAATAGGGTAGGTGGTAATACAGCCCCCACCGCTCTGGAATACAACCGGAACATCCACCAATAACGGCAAATTGGTAGCAACATTCTTACCATTTGGCTGAGTCATTATCCCCTGTATAGCCGGCTGCACTTGGCAGGTCATGGCCACAGGATTGAATGATTTAACAATGCCGGGTATGGCAGTCCATATTCCTGCCTGATGGCTAGATAAGATCACCCGCTGCGTGGCCTGAGGGTCGTCTACAAGTTCTTGTACTGTGATAGCCATGTGTCACCCAACTGCGTTGATTGTGGCGCCGCTAACCGGCTGAGAGGCGTTTACGCCGGTGCAGCACATCATGACTTGCCAAACATCGCCACGCGTATCACCGACGAACTCAGCTGACTGAATTTTGTAGTACCCATCCGCATCTAGAGCGGAATCGCCTTTGAAGTAGTTGTCTCTGTCTGAGCCATATGCGACATCAAGGGTGGGGCGTTGAATACTTGCGTTGTCGATTTTGATCTGGCGGCCTCTACCGAGCTTTGGATTGAGGAGGGCGGTGACGTAGATGCCGGTGATCGTCTGAACCGGCATGCCAATCATCCCAGTATCCCGATTGATCACATAGGCCTCGCCGGGAAGTGGCGCATTCGTCGGCGTAAAGATGATCTGGCCGTTGTCATAGGCCCATTGTAGGGAGTGGGTGTCGGAGAAGTCACTCAAGTAGTCCCGGGTCATCCCGTAGAACGACTTTCCGCGCGGCATGCTGAACCCGGGTAGAGTAGGCGAGTATCCAGCGGTCAAGCCATACTCACTCATGGATTGCAGCATGGCATTCTGCGCTGATGACGGCGTCCATCCCGCTGCAACTGTTTTGTTCATGACAGCGTAGGAGTGCGCCTGATCGCCTGATTGGGCTAGGATGCACACATAGGTGTCCGTCTGCGATTCTCGGCCACGCCGAATCTGCCGGACGGTGCCTTTGAAAATGACATCGCAGCTATCCTGATAGCCGGCCTGAAGCGTTACCTCTTGCCCCTCTCCGATGAATCTAGCCGCCGTTTCTTTGCTGAGGTTGTAGACATAGATCTCGGCGGATTGCGGCGTTGACGTCATCTGCTGGCGAACAACAAACCGGATGCGAAACGCGGACAGGTCTAATGCTTCGTCGCTGCCTGATTGCAGTCCCACAATCAGTTTGCACGCGCGTATCCATTGCCTGCTCATATCGTCGTCTCGAAGAATAAGCGCCCGGTTACGCCGAGCGATTGGTAGTCGGGTATCGCATCGGGATCACCATCAGTTTGTACGTATAGGCTGCAACCAAATCCAAGATGTTGATGCTGCGCCAGAAGGTCAATGCCAGTCACAAGCGCGATCCCGGAGACAAGAGGGTTTCCACTGCTATCCGCAATATCTAAAACCCAATTGCTATCCTGAGCGCTACGGTAAATCAGCGTCATCTGGTAGAGCTGGCTTCCCATTTGGATGGAGAAATGCTGCGGGCCGGTGATCAGGGGGATTTCGAAGCGTGCCATTACGATGCCGGTTTAGGTGAGCGCTGGCCGGTGTTCTGTACCGGCGCTGTTTTTTCGGGGTTCGCCTGGTTCTCTGCTTTCAGACTGGCTGTCTGTGTGTCAACGATCCTGACTTGGCGGAAAACGATAGTGACCTGCAGGATGTTCTCGGACCGGATGTCCGTCTTTACCATCAACTGCTTGATCAGCATGTTGTTGTAGAAACGCTTGCCGGTGCTCAGGTCGAATGGCTGCGGTCCGATTACTGGATCCGTGCCTTGCTGAAGTTCAAGCAGCTTCTGGTAAAGATCCTGCATACTGGATACGCCGCGGAACAGGGAGCCCGTCAGCAATCCATTCAGAAAGTTCGTGTTGTCTGACCAGGCGACCTTAGCCACAACCTCGGCAGGCATCGCAAATGCGTGGTCTGAGATCAAAGACCCTCTCTCAACCGGATGGTCTGTGATCTGCATGGTGTCAACGTGAACCTCCTCAAAGGTCACGTCTGGAATGATGCCGGCGATGGAGCGCTTGCTTCCGAAAACCAATGCGCTGATGGCGCCAGTTATGGCGGGTAGGAAATCCATGGTGCACCAAAAGAAAA